AGATCCGCCGTTGCCGCCCCAGCCGTTGTTGCCAAAACCATTCCATCCAAAGATGATCGCAAAGATGATAATCGCCCACCAGCCGTCGCCGCCCCACATTCCATCGTTTTTGTTGTTTCCAGTAACTGCCGCAATATCGGCAAGACTTGGAACGTTTGCTGAATTGAACATTTTGTGTACCTCCATTTGTGTTTATTTACAAATGGGAAACCGGTTATTGTGTGCGCACCCCAAAATGTACTAATTTTGTTTAAACATACTCATTATTGTTTGTTTTGCTTCGTCTGTAGTAATTCCTTTTTCATGGCAAAGATTTTCTGCCATTTTTTTTAACCCATCTGAATCTCCGTTTTGCAACATATTTACGGCATTTTTAGCCATTGGATTCTGTTGCACTTGCGGAGAATTTATCATTTTATTTAACATCAATTGCATAGGATTCATTATTCATCCTCCTTTTTAGCAGAAGAACTTCTTGTTTTCGTTGCCGGCTTAGCCAGATTTTTTTCCAAATTATCAATCTTGCTAACAATCTCATTCAAGGTCTTTTCTAAACCGTCTGTAACGTTCAAAATTGCCCCTATTTGGCTTTCTGTTCTTTCGGTAGATGAATTGCAAACCTCTTCATTTTGAATCGGTTTAAATGTCATTGTACGAATCACACCATCAGCAGTCCAACTTTTAGCATAAATCTCGGATAAATCTTGTTTTGGGAAAAATGCTACTGATCCATTCAAAGGAACATCATTTGCAGTTATCATTTCCGCATTTTGTACAATTTTACCCATTATTTGCGGTTCCTGCTGGATTCTCTGCGGAATGTTCTGTGCTATCTGCGGATAATTGGTAAAAACCGGGTTATAATTCATCGGCTGTTGCTGTTGCTGATACGGATTGTAGTTCATCTGCATTTTGTTTTTCCTCCTCCAAAATTTCCTCGATTGCTTTCACAACCGATGCCTGCGTTGCCATGTCAAGTCTTTGCAGTTCTTCGCGTGCAAAAATTTTCTCTAAGGTTTTGTCGGATAACATAAGCATCCCTCCTTGTAATTATATTTTTGCATAAAAAAAGACGGTAAAACCGTCAACAAACTTTCCAAAAACTGTCATATTTATGTCAATACGCAATGTTCAAACTTTTTCAATTTGATGTAAATTTGATGTAAATATCGAGATTTAATTTATGAAAGTACCGAAAAAACTAAGGTTCACAATCAAATTAGCACTGTCAAGAGGTGAGTGCTAATTTTTTTATAAAAACTTTGTAAAAACCGTCAAAGCCTTACATAAAGCGTACTTCCAACATATTCAAAACATCGAAATTTATAAAAACTTTATAAAAAGTGGTATAAATTTACTTAAAATTACACTGTTTTGATGTAAATTTGATGTAAATACATCATCTGGCAATCTCCGAAATTTCGAGTTTCTTTATCTCTTTATGCAAACGATCTGATGTAACATGAGTATAAATATTCATTGTTACGGAAATATCTGAATGCCCCATAATCTTTTGTAGAACCTTTACATCAATTCCTTTTTCAGCCATCCGTGTACATCCGGTATGCCTTAAAATGTGCGCAGATATGTGCGGAAGAAAAACATCATCTTCTTTTACATCTTTATTATATGCGTTTACAATATTTAGCAATGTATTATTTATTGCAGATGGCATAATTGGATTTCCTCTTTTAGTTATAAAAACAAAATTGGAATATCCGTCTATTGTATCAGATCTGATTCCAGAAGAAAATTGTTTCTCTCTAAAATCCATCATTACTTTGCATAACTCCCGCGTCATTGGAATTTTTCTCTTTCCGGATTCCGTTTTTGGAGTTTCAATGTAAAACTGATACTTGCCATTATGCTTTTTGTAAAGCAATTGATGATCGATATTGATTTCTCTGCTCTTAAAGTCGATATCATTCCAGGTCAAACCTATTGCTTCTCCGCAGCGCACCGCCGTTGTAATCATAAGAAAGAGTAGAGGATAATGCTTTGAATAAACCTTACTGTCCAAAATAAAATCAAGAAATGCCATCTGCTGATCCAAAGTCAGCGCTTCTCTTGTCTTTTTGTTGTTTGCATACAACTTTAAGCAGTCCTTGCATGGATTTTTTAATATTATGTCATTTTTCATTGCTTCATCCAATACAAGGGAAAGCATAATGTTGTATGCTTTGATGGTAGAATACGACAAGCCGCTGTCAGACAATTCATTGTAAAATTTAATGACATGAGATCTTGTCACTTTTCTTGCTTCAATTCCGCCTATTCCATTTCGAACTCTATAGTTCCATAAGTTCAAATAGTTATTTTTGGTACTTTCCGATATGTTTCTCCTGCCTTGAAAAGATCCGTCAAAAATCTGATTCAATGTAGAGTTATCATCTATGATTCCAAACACTTCGTTTTTCCTGACGCTCTTTTCCTTTTTACGCAATTCATCTAGTGTTTTTGCATAAAAGCATTTTCTATTTCCAGATAAATTTTTGTATTGAAACATATAGGTGCCGTCTTTCCTTTGGCATTCTCCGTCTTGCAATACTCTTCCTTTGTTGTCCTTTCTTTTTTTCATTACTAGTCTCCTTTCGATTGAAAAAGAAAGAACATTGCGTATTAACAATATTATCACACACAATGTTCTTTCGCAAGTTATCAAATAACTTCTTTTGATAAAAGGTACTTTTCAAAAGGAACTCGTTTAATTAACGTATGAGAACCTTTTCTCAATATGTAGTTACAATCTTTTTCTTCCACCATATCACGCAACTTGTGTTCTCCAATATTGGTGTATTCGGCGGCTTCTGTTATTGTAAGTAACAATTTGTCTTTGATATCAACCTTTTCTTTCATAGGAACCTCACTTTCTCAACTTTTACTTTTATGATTCTGATTCTTCGATATACGCTGCTTTCACTCATTCCAGATTTTTGTGATACTTCTAAAACACTAAAACCTCTTGAAAGCAAGTTAAATATACGTTCTTCATCATCGGTAAAGTTTGCATTTAAAATAATTTTTTCAAGTTCTGGCTTTGTGAAATCTGAAAATTTCATAAGCCATTCTCCTTTATGTCCAGCACTCACAAGGAATAAAGTCTTCAAGAGACATCTGCGCATCTTCCCATTCCTTGTCGCTGATAAATTTTTGCTCCAGTTCTTCCAAAGAAACGTCTTTGAACACTGTGTAGCCGACTTCTTTTTCTTTCTGCATTGCGCGGTGGTATTCTTCCGGGTAGTTTTTCCAAACATCGTAGAAATAGCCTTTACCGCCCTTAAAGCATGGTATACAATTGTTGTGCTTTAATGATTTATAGGCACTTGGTAACTCAATTTTCCATTCGTCTTGAATGATTCTTTTACATTCATCCGACGATATTTGCTTTTCAAACAATGGAAATTTGACTTTTCTTCCTAATTTTTCATTTCTAGCGATTGATTTTTGGACACGTCGCCATTCATCCGGGCCATATCCAACGTATTCAATCCATTCTTCTCCAATGCTTTTAAGGTATTTGTAATATTGTTCTTTCATCTGTTGCTTTAACTGCTGGGTGCAGAACGGCATAAACTGTCCGGGAATCGCACTATTTCTGTCTATGCAATCCCAAATATCTTCGCCCCTGCCCCATACAGTCATTGGCAATTTCAGATACCTTGCAACTTTCAATCTGAATTTTTCAGAATCTGCACACTCGCTTAATGTTGGAGTATGCAGAAGAACAATATCTTTTTTATCAATGCTTTCATCCTGCGTAAGTAAATATGCTACATAACTGCTAGCGGCACCGCCGCTAAATAATACAACGTGTTTCATGACAACCACTCGACAAGAATTGCTTGTTCCGTGGATAGCAGATTTACGGCTTCCAATGCTACTTATTTGTTTTCACGCAATTTAAAATCTGCTTTATTCTCGCCTTTTTGCACCTTTAGGCGGTCAACCTTGGTCTACCAAGGATTCTGTCATTACTCCTTTCCGGTTATTAAGTATGAATATGGCAACGTTTCAATCCATTTGCAAAACTCTCGCCATTCATCAAGTTTATGGTTCTTTCTACTGTGATACATATTTGCCAGTACCTCATAATTCATCATGACGTTTCTTGTCTGATTATAAGATGATGGTAATAATTGAATCATCTGCCACCAGATATCTTTTTTTGTGCCGAACGAATCTTTGAATGGACTCGTATCATATTCGATATACGCATCACGAAATCCATTTAATACTTTGATAGTCTCTTTTAACGAATCGAGTGGAGACACGTATGCATATGGATATTTTTCAGAATCCCCAAGATGTTCATATGAAAAATCCGCCAACGTAAATTCCTTTTCCGAAATCTTGTGCATAGTGCTACAACTATTAGCAACCGTTCCAACCTTATAAGTATCAAATTCTTTCCAATAATACAAAGGTGCCGTTATTCTTGCATATACAGGCATCATTCTCATGAATTTTCGATGATCTGTACCGGCATATGATAACTTCTTCATGAGAGAATAGTCGTTTTTGCCTAGTATAAACATCTCTTCTGGCCAGTTTGCGTTTATAAACTCTTTTTCACTATCACTTTTATCCCAACTGTTCATGGGATTTCTCATACCCTCGATGATGAATTGCATTTGCTCTGGACTAGCCAGAACTACGTGTTCAATTTTAATCATTCTTCTTTTCCTCCTTTTTGTCGTGCACAGCAGAAATAAGTTCACTTATCATATTCTGTGTGCGATGATTTATATTGTCGTTGATTTGTATAGTTCGATAAAAGGCATCATATAATGTGTCAACATAATGTTTATATCTCTCTACACTTTCTTTGATGTCAAAATACAAACGAAAAAGAATTACAAATAGGATTGCTACAAGTAAAATAATTACATTATTCATTTCAATCTTCCTTTCCTTGTTATTCTAGTGGATTTACGTTGCCTGTTTGCTGGAACTGAATATCCAGCACATCATTTAATTGTTGGATGTACCAATTAACATTAAATTTAGTCGGCTCTTCATCCATTTTTATGGATTCGTCAGAGATACACTTCATAAGTGTTTGGATTCTCTTTGTTCCAAATCCAAAATGTTCATGCAACGCAAGAAAAATTATCCCTGCCGCCAACTCCATTCCTCTGTCGTGTCCATACTTATAGTACCTCTGCATGAGTTTTTCAAAAGCACTTTTGCCGATTCCACTTTCGGTCTGCTTGATAAACCATTGCTTTTCATTCATCGACAATTTGTTTTTGTCATGCTCTTTTTGTTCTCTGCGGATAGCCGCTCTTTTGTTCCTTGCCATTTTACTTACCTCCCGGCATTCTTCTGATTTTATCTTGCTCAATGCTTAATAAAAGAATAACTGCTTTTCTCAAAACAATGACTTCGTTTTGCACATTTTTAATTTCAAGGTGCAAAAGAACAATCATAAGCCATGTACACAAGATTATAATTAAATCGCACATACTATTCTCCTTTCAATTCTTTTAGTTTTGCTTCGGCTTCGGATTTTGTGAGGAATACCTTATTTCCAATGTCTTCTGCATAATAAATTATGCTTGGCTGTTTACACAAAAAATCATCGGAACAACAAATTTTCTCTCTGATACAATTTCCAACAATTTTAAATCTGTATTCAACAACTCGAAGCGGGATTACAGGCTCCATTGCTCCTATATTTATTCGATATACAACATCTCCCACCTTGCAAGGCAGTTTCAAAAGCCTGCCTTGTTCTTCTAAATCTTCATAATCTACTATTCATAAATCCCACCGCCTTTCACGATTTTAAATGCATCTCTAATAATTCTGGATTGTCAAAAATGTTGCCAATAACTTCATCCTGTTGCAAACTCCAGCGCATTGTCTTAGAGTAGGTGAAAATAGGAGCTTGATACTTAATGAAATCAATTCTCGTTCTATCCCATTCGTATTTTAAAATATCATTCTCCCAAATCAACTTGCCATTCTTGTCTTTCATGCCTGTGCATTGGCAGATGGTGTTTCTATCCACTTCATATCCGACAATTTTGCATTCATGTTCTGTGTACGGACTAAATTTTATTTCTTGCCCTATAATGCAACGACTTTCTCCGTTAAATAACGCGCCTTGCACCCATTCTCCGTTGTCAATCCGCTTTGCCTTAAATGAATATCTATCTTCCATTTTCATCCTCCAATCTCACACCACAATAAGGACAATATTTTATACCATGAAGCACATTTCCAAATTGTATATACCATCCTTTTTTATCATCCGAATACTGATATTTAACAACACTAGCAAACTTACAATTTTTTAGATGTTTACAATTATGCTCTTTCATAAATTCTAAATTATTGCTCATATTTCCTCCTATTCTGCTTCTGCTTGAAGCCATTCAAGATGTTTTTGTTTGCAGGTTCCGTCTGGATAGCAACAAGAATCATCCTTTTTCATATAGCACTCTTCACAGAATGCGTTATATGCCAAAAACTCTGCCAACTCATCATCCGTCATTTTTCTGATTCTTTCTGCATTAGTCATTCAAAATCAATTCCTTTCTTTTCTAAATTTTTCTTTACACATTCAATGCAAAGTTCTTCGCCGTCTAGTATGTACAACGTATCTTCATCCGAGCCACATTCATCGCAGTAGTAATGTTTGACGTGACGGAATCTACAACTATCGCCCATACAAGGATAGGCAGGTGTCGCACAGTCTCGGCATTCGTTTTCTTCTCTAACCACAAGCAGCACCCCATTCTTTTAATTTTTTTCTTGCTCCTTGTACACAAGCATGAACCCATTGACGAGATACACCCTCTGATTTTGCAATTTCAGCAAAACTATAACCTTTGATAAGAAGTAGAATATATTTCTTCTCTCTGTTATCCAGCATTTCAATCAATTCTCGCATTCCAAAAATCTCTCCCCAATCAGGGTTCTTTTTATCTGGAATAATCGACTGTAGTGTTTCGTTTTCTACACTTCCATCTTCCGAATAGCAATAGTCCAGCGACAATTTATTCTCATCGTCAATTTTTCTTGACTGTCTCCCGTTATAATTTATTTCACGGATTATTGAGTTCTTTATCGCCTTTACCGCATAGGTGGCAAATGGTCCTTTCTTTTTGTCCCACAAAACTGCTGCATTACAAAGCCCAATACACGCATATCCATGCCATTCTTCAAGGTCATCTAAGTGCATGACACTAAAAATCACGTATGGAACTAATTTATAGTTTTCCTCGACAAGTTTCTTTTGTTCCTCTGTCAGCATTTTTTCCACCGCCCTTTCACTTCGTCAAGAACCGCAATTACGATGTCTTGACACAATTTTCCGTACTTTTCCCCCAAAAATATTCCATCGTCCGTAAATTGTTTCCAGTAATCATCGGAGTTTTCGGGATTGTAATACTTTTTTCTCCAGTTCCAGACATCCGTCCACATTTTTTGTTCTTCCGGAATATCTGACGCTCTCACACTTGACATGGTGTCCACTCCTTTCGATTAAGTAAATGGCGATTCTTCGTATTCCGTCTGAACGAATCCGTCTGATTTATTCCATCCAAGAAGATAGTCCGGGTCGTCATTGTTTCCATAGATCCTTTTTGATTTTTCATCAAACTTAACTTTCCAGCCGTTGTAATTCGTTCTGCCAAACACACGATTTTTGGTAACTGCAATAATTCTTGGAAACTCGTCCATGTCCACCTCGTCCTTATTGACGTTGTAGTGGATAATTACTCCTGCGGAATTGACGATATCGGAATCTCCACGAATTGAATCATCCATATCTTCATCATCAATACCACTATCTTTCCTTTTGTGCGCTACCAAAATAATACAAACGTTGTAGAACCTAGCAATATCCTCTAATTTATGGGATATATTGCTTTGTGAATCCAACTTACTTCCTTTGACATTTGTCTGACTAATCATCGTCATAAGATTGTCTATCAGAATAACTCTTACATTCTGACTTATAATCATCTGTTCAATAGTCTTTAAGAGGTCGGTATCTTCGTCATTTACCATCGTTCTGTCGTATAACATACATTTTCCTCGGTACCACTCTTCAATCTCTTCTTTGGCTGATTTACGAACGTAGCGACGGACATACTCGCCACGATTTTCTTCAATCACATTTTGCGGACCAGCGGATTGAAAATCTATAGCGGACTTAAAAAGGAAGTTCGGCAATTCCCCGGAATAAGCAAACACGTTGTAGCCACAATCAATCGCATTTCCTAAAATCTGACTTGCCAAAGTGGATTTACCTTTTCCGGATTTCCCAGTTATCAAGTTGACACATCCAAATATCAAGCCACCACACAAGAGTTTGTCAACCTCTTGTATTCTTGTTGGTATCTTTTCAAGTGAATACGGATCCACGTCTTTTACGTCAGCAAGGTCAATCACGTTTTCTACCGGAATCGGTATCGCATCCTCAACGCATTTTATGACTTGTTCCTTACCATATTTAAGAAGAATCTCATTTGCGTCTTTACAGTCAAGATAATCTTCCTCTCTGACGTGCTTAATCTTCGTTTTAAGACGTTTTGAAAGTTCATCCAGTAAAGATATAGACCCTTTCTCATAATCGCCAAATACGATGATTTCTTCCCATTTGCAAAGCCAATTCCAACAATAAGGAACCCATGTAAATCCTTTGGCTCCTGTCGGAACAGATACAACATTGTTTATTCCTGCTGTAGCAACTGCCAAACAATCCATCTGACCTTCTACAATTACAAGCCGTTTAAAACTAGTGTCGCATTGTTTCATACCAAACAAAATAGGTTTTGTCTTTGATTCGCACCACTCTTTATTGGCATCCTTGGTCTTGTCAAAATCCGTTTTACGGTACTTAACAAATTTAAGTTTTCCATTTTCGTCGTAGAATGGAAACACCAAAATGTTAGGATTTTTGGTCTGCACCGTTATTTCGTACCTCTTTGCAACTTCTTCCGATATACCGCGGCTTTCCAAATACTGTAGTGCTTCTGGTTTTGGAATTACCGGTTCTTTCGGTTGAGGAAGTTCTCGGTACTTTTTCTTCGGTGCGTAGTATTCGTCAATCTCTGTTCCAAGAGAAAAGTCAAAATCTCTTGCAAGAGTTATCATGTTTCCGGAAACACCACAACTTGCACGTAAGCACTTGTGCTGTCCAGTTTTGAGATTGATGGAAAATGTATTGACATTTCCACGTGTCGCTCTTGGTTTGCAATAAGGACAAGTCTTAAAAAACAACTCATCCCCTCGTTCCTTACAAAGGATTCCTACGTGCCGGGCAAAATCATACGCATCGCTCGGCCTAAATTCATACGGTGCATATCTCATTTGCCTGCCTCCATTTCAGTCCATTCTTCGTCAGACATTTCCGGTTCCTCATCTTTAGTCTCTCTAGCAATTTCCGCTTTTGGCTTTTCTACTCTATGTGCTTTATCCTTTGGTGCCAAATTCAAATAACTTTCAAACTTGGTACCAAACAATGTCTGTGGTCGCAGATACTGTTTCATCTTCTCGTTAGATTTCCATTTTTCACACATTACATCTATCACTTTCTTGAAATCTTCCAGAGTAAATCCGTCTACAAATCTAGCCTTGATAAATCTCTGTGTGCTACTGGAATCATATTTAAACTTGGTATCTGCCTTTTCGTTCAAGTAAGAAATAACTTCCGCATACGGAATATTATCTTTCTTTCTTTTCTTCTCATTCTTATCTTCTTTTAATATTGTGTTCGTTATCTGATTGTCAACAGTTTGCATTCTGTTTGCATTCTGTTTGTAATTATCTTGGTACTCATTATACTTAACTACCGTAAATACGGTGTATTTACCATGGTTTCTGTTTGTAATCTCGCCTGTGCTTTTCAAATGCTTTACGGCGGTTCTGATTTCATTTTCCGTAAGCGATGTTGCTTTTGCCAAATCGGCGGTTGATGCCGGAAACGAACCTCTTGGAATCTCAACACCTTTATATCTTCCATCTTTCCAGTAGGCAGATAAAAGCATAAAGAGAAACAATCTCGATGTGTTAATATCTTGCCACCATTCCCATTCCAGCATTTTTCGGTCAATCTTAATGAAATTACCCATTGGAGTGCTGCACCCCCTTTTCTTCAAGTTCTGTAGTTTGTAGGTTATTTCATTCTCGATCGGATTCTTTTCTGCTTTTTATCTATCCATTCATTTATCTGATCGTTTGAGACATCGTAGATTTCTTTTAAGAGTTCAATTGAAATCAAAACATCTGCCATTTCTTCCGCAAGGTGGTTTTTATCTGACTTCCCTCGTTTTTGTTTGCTGATTGCCTGGATAAGTTCCGCACATTCTTCCATACAAACTGTAGACTGTGCGTCTTTTCCGTAATAAACAATGCTATCCTTAATGATTTCATTATCAATCTTGACAGAAGAATTGACCGGCTTGCAATCGTATTTTCCATTATAAAATTCAATAAACGTTTTTAAATCAAAACATGGAAGAGTTTTCCAAGACGATTCTTCGCCAAATTTACAAGCATAACTAGGTTTATCTCCGTCCATGTTGTCATAAACAATCACTAACAGATCATCCAAAACTGCGGAATCTCTAACTTCCAACTCGACAACATCTTCTAATAAAATAACACTAGCCAGCGGTCTTAATTTGTATACTTCATAATACAATTTAGATTCCGGTTCAATACCTACAATTGGATATTCTCCCATATCATTAAAACAAACACTATATTCAAAAGGACGATATCCTGCGTCTTTCAATAATTTCCGCAAAAAATGAAGTTGTTTTTCCGACTTGATATCTACTACAACATTTTCTTTTAACTCTTTTAATTTCATTCTCATTTACCTCTTTATTTCAAATTTTTCGCACGGAACATTTAAAAGGCAAGCATATTGAGTATATAACCCACTAGATACTTGATATCCATTTTTGCAAGCACCGCAAAAAGTTTTTCCACAGTTTGATTCCGGACTTTCTTTCTCGATATTGTATTGCAATGCTTCTAATTTCCTTTTTAATTCCGAATTTTCAGAATACGCTCTATCCATTTTTTCTTGGATTATTTCGTATTTTTTCTTGCTTAAAATTTTCATTCCACATCGCCTCCTTTCAAATCTCTTACAACTTTAATTTTCTTTCCGCAATTATTGCAATAAATATCAATTCCTGTCGCACAACAAATTCTTATTTGTCCACAACCAGTATGATAAACAGGCAATCCGTTAGGTTTATCAACAATGTGCCATTCGCAATATTTGTTTTCTTCTTCCTCTGCAATTTCAATGGCAAAATGAAGTATCTGGTCGTATTCTGCATAGTTGTTTTCTTTGTATGTCTTTTGCAAATTCTTTAACTTATCCGAAATCACACCCATCAATCATCCCCCACTTTCAATAACTCCATAAACTTCTGATACTGTTTCTGCGACACCTTATTGCCAGCCTTATCCTCTCTAATTTCGATTTTAAGGTGCTTTTCTGCGATATGGGATAATTCCCTTGCCAATACTTTTTTGCCTTGCTGTATGCCCTGCATATAGCCTTTAGGTGCTTTTCTTTCTCCGATAGAACCACTTGCACGATTTTCTCCCTGACCGCCAAGGCTGACGTTTCTTAATTGATATCCAGTATCTGCATACAATTTGATGAAGTGCTTCTCTCTTTCATCAAGCTCGCTTTCTGGGAAATTAAGAAACTCCACTCTCCATCCATGAGGGTTCTTCTGCTCGTCATATAACTTGTGCTTACGCAAACTAAGGTCAATATGTTGCTCATACCCTGTCATATGGCTTGCTAATCTCGTAAGTATCTTTACCGCCTGTCCAATGTAAGCAAATCTGAATCCGTTTTCATCTTCCCGAAGAAAGAAGTAAATTCCGCTTTCATCGTTCAGTTCTGGATTCAATTTCAACAATTTTTTCTTGTTTTCATTTTCAATTGCTTTTGCCCTTGCAATGTTCTGATATCTGCTCAAACTTATCACTTCCTAACTTAAAATTTACTCCCACCCATTTTCTGCTATTTACTTATTCCTCGGATTCAAAGATTGAAGAGGAAAAGATACAGAATGGACGAACACCGAAATCGCCGTTGCAAAAATTGCAGTTGATGCGGCCGGACGGCGAAACCGCTGCTACACCAGTTTTGTAATCATTACAAGGTGTACTCCATGGTGTGATAAGCCACCACCAGTCATCCTCTGTGTTTGGTATAAGACTCCTGTATTTTCTGTACTCATCAACTGTCAGCAAAGAAACTTTTTCATAAGCCTTGCCATATTCCGTCTGTCCATCGAGAGATAACAAATCTCTTTCTCTTTGAAGAATATTATCTTCTCCGATTTCTTCCTTTAATTTATCCAAAAACTCTGTTACAAGATAATCACGAAGATCACTATTTACCCAATTGTTTGATTCTGAATCAAACTCCATCTCTCCGATACTGTCAGCCAAACAACTATATCCGTCATTTGTAATATCAAGTATTTTCCATGTCGTTCCAGCAATTTCGAAAGTATCTCCGATTTTTAATCCGCTTGGAATTTTTCTTGCAGCATTCTTTTTTTCAAGAATGGCAACTCTGCTTTCTAACTCTTCTAACCTTTGTAATTCATTCTTATTCATAGTAATTCTCCTTTCGATACAAAGATGTCAGATTTCAAGATACAAAATGGACGAACACCGCCATTGCAGTCGCAAATAAGGCTGAAGATGTCGCCGGACGGCAAAACCGTTGCGATTGTTCTAGAATTGCCATTTTTATCTGAACCCCAAGGCGTGCAAGTCCACCACCAATCATCCAAATCTTCATTTGGGATAAATTCATGGTATTTTCTGGCCTCATCGAACGTCATTGGACGAACCTTTGAAGTAAACCTTCCAAACTTGTTGCCTCCGCAAACGGAACGCAAATAACATATGTTTTCAACAATATTTTCTGATCCGACTTCTTTTTCAATGATTGGCAAAATCTTCTCTTCGATTTTGTCTCTCAGAACGGAAGCACGATAATTTCTTGCATCTGAATCAAATGCTACGTTTTCAAGCATGAAATTCTTAGATACAACACCTGTTACATCAGAATCACCGCCATTAACCTCAAAAACTTGCTCCAGAACGATAAATTCATGCTCACCAATCATAAAAGTTTCGCCCGGTTTCAAATCTTTAAGTTGTACCTTTTTTCCTTTTTCTTCCGCTTCCAGTTTTGCGACCAGATTTCTAGCCATTTCCAATGTCGATTTACTCATTTTGCTTTCCTCCATTTCTTTTAATTAAAAGGTAATCCATCTTCGATTCCGTCTGGAATATTCATAAAATCATCATCTGCGCCATTTTCCTGTGCCGGCTGATTCTGATTTTGTGTTTGATTGTTACTTTGTGCCGATTTTCTTTCTGCAAATTCAACTTCTTCTACCATAATCTGAACGGAATAAACCTTTTCTCCGTTTTTGTTGGTATAATTGTTGTTTTCAATTCTTCCAACAAGAGACATTCTGCTGCCCTGCCGAAAATACTTCTCGACAAATTCAGCGGTTTTACCAAATGCGGTACAGTTCAAGAAGTCAGCGCTTGTTTCTCCGTCTTTGGCAAATCTACGGTTTACCGCAAGGGAAAATCTAGCAACCGCCATCTGTTTTTCCCCTTGTGAATATCTGATTTCCGGGTCTCTTGTAAGATTTCCAAGCAAAATCACTTTATTCATTGTCAGATTCCTCGCTTTCTTTTTCCTGTTTTCTTTTAAGAATTTCCAATGCTTCTCCCAAAATTTCTTTTTCAGATTTAAAAACAGCTTCAGCGCAATGTCTCATTAGTTTTTCTGCGGTTTCCTCGCCAATTTGCGCTTTCACAGATTTATAAATCTTATTTCCAATGAAAGTCCATTGTGCCATTAAATCAATTGGGTTTCCTTTAATTACTGTTTTTTTCTTATCAAATTTAATCATTTTAATCTTCCTTTCCTAAAATTTATTTTCTGTCTTAATATCCGCCGGATTTTTTCATAACCTTTTTAAATTCTTTGGTAGAAATTCCATATATTTCTATGTATTCATAGTAATAACTGTGCAAAACAACTATGCCATCCTGATTATAAATAATCTCTCTTTCATCACCTGAAAGAGATGGAGAATTAAACATCTGTATTCCGTGTTTAAATTCATTTTTCAAAAACTTAATTAGTTTTTTTATTCTTTTTTCTGTTTTCAAAACGGACATTCATCTCCTTTCTTTAAAATCCATTCTTTGTTAGGCTCTGCAACGTCCACATTTGCCGATTCAAGAACCGATTTAACCTCTTGCATACATTCTTTGGGGTCTGCCGATTCTTTGCTCATATGGCACAGTATGACGTTCTGCAATGTGCTTGAATTATTTGCGGTTACAAAATTTTTGACTGTTTCCAGTTCCATGTGACCTCGAAAAACGTGTTCTCGTTTTCCTGCCACTTTGCTTAGGTACTTCTTTTGGTAATTGCACGAAACCAAAATATGATTTAAGTTTCTAAATCTCCACTTGACAAACTCCGTGTCGGTAACGTAAAGCAAATTACCAATTTCTGGATGGCTGATAATGAATCCGTAACACGGACACTCGCTACCATCCGTGTTTGTGTGACAGAACTTTCCATCCTTATCTTGCATAGGCACCGTAGAAATAAGAAATGGTGCTTTCTTGAAATTCATTGCCTTGCAGCACTTTTCGTACGGCTTATAAACCTCAATTCCAATCTCTTCAAGTTCTTTTGCCGACTTGCTATGGTCTTTGTGGTGGTGGGTAACAATGCACCCAGCCACACACCGCAAATCGTAATTCAATCCTTTTTTTATCTCACGGATTGAAAGACCACAATCAAGGATAAGAGTTTTGCCTTTACTATCAATCAGCAGATAGCAATTTCCGCTACTGCCGCTACCAAGGCATTTTAAAATCATTCCTGCACCTCTTCGTCTTTTGGAAACCGGAAATATGGAAACTCTTCTTTGTAAAAAGTGAAGTTTTTATATTTCCCTCTTACCATTTCCATGACCTTAATTGCCTTTGCTTCACTTGAATAAGAAGCGATTTTAAAGTCTTCGGAAATTCCCGATTCAACTCCAATAAGGTTTTTATTCAGCCAGTAAATGCCATCACTATACCGCTGAATTACTACTTGATCGTATGGAACATCAAATGTTCCGTCTTGGCTTATCAGTCTCATTCTTCGTCCTCCATAAACTCCGGTTCAGCTGCTGCCGATTCAAAATCTTCTGAATTAGCACCGTTAGAAATCTCCTTTTCGACTTGCTCCTGCATCGTTTCCAACGGATATTCCTTAAAATCTCCGTCAATAATTTCTTCCTTGGTATAAAGTCCCATTGTAAGTTCCGGACAGTTCAATCTTGCAAAAAATGATGCGGCTCGATATCTCAACATCAACTGTGGCATCGTTTTCCACTTTGAACCGTTTTTCTTTGTCCATCCCTCGGCATCTGCCATATCCATGTCAACTACCATGCCGTCAATTCTTCTTCCTGCTTTCATCGTCCAGCACTGGCAAGAAAAAGGCTTACCGTTTTTCTGCTTTTCATCGTACTGCAATTCGATATCATAATTTCCGCTATTGTTTACCTGCGCAATCAAAAACTGTGCGCTCCAACAAGGTTTTCCTTGGATTGGATAAAGATTCTGCATTACCATCATTGGACTTACTTTCATTCTTTGCGCCTGCTCAATAGCAATCAAACAGTTTGACGAATTGTTCTGGTATATCGCTGGAACAATAGTCGATGCTGACAATGCCTTTGCCATCTGCATCGCCATAACAAAATTGTCCGATGTTCCAAAAATCCCAAGACTATAATCTGTTACCTTGTTATTATGTGCCGCTACTTCCTTTTTTTCTTCCTGTACAACTACTTCATTCTTCTCTGCCATTTTTCCTACCTCTCTTCCTTTACATATTCAATAATTCCAACCTTTTCTCCATCTGGAATCTCATCGCAATCTCTTATCTTTATAAGCATTTCCTTATCTACAAAAGGTGAATACCCTATAGGGAAACAACAACCAAGCTGGTCGTCGACAATCGGAACCTCTGGAGATGCGCTTCCATCTTTAGCACGAATTATAACAGTATCTCCGACCTTTAACGGTCTTCCGTAGCAATCGACAAGGTTTGTTTGTTTTCCAATAGTTCCATAATTGGCTTTAAAAACCTTCGTACATTCAAGATGTGGCTTAAATTCATTTTTTTTAAGAAATTTTAAGCCAGGTTCTCCGACCAAGCAGCACATCTCCCGATTGGTGTCATCTTGAATTACTATTCCTTTGTAATCATAAAACTCAAGGTCTCCAATTGCGACAATTCTTCCAGTTAATCCATTGGGGGGAAGAGAGCCATAAGTATATCGAGTTGCAGTTTTTAAAGCAATTTTATTTTCGATAAAGAAATACTCATTATTTGTAAACGAATATCCATTATCAATAACCTCTACAATATCTCCAACCTTAAATCCCATAATCATTCCTCGCTTTCTTTAATAACTTTTAATGAATGCTCCGCTCTTTTAAGTGTTTCTTTTGCTATGCAAACTTTTTCTTCCGCCCTTTCAACAAACTTATTCTTGGCATACTCAAAATCTGGCTTCGTAAGAATTAAGCAGTTATTTATCAGACGACCGATATCTTCTTTTTTCACGCTTTTAAGATAATTTGGAAAAACAAATAAACAAGACCGGTATGTTTTAGGCTTTTCCTCTGCTTCGCAAATTTCTACTGAAATGCCTAAATTACCATATTGTTCGCTTGTGTTTGCCGTGTAAAAATACAGTTTCATATCACACCTCCTTAATTTCCAATTCCGCATTGTTTGATACTGCCAGCATAATCAACTGGCTTTCCACCATTTCAGCGACTTTCTTCTGATTTTCCTCGTCCAATGATTCCAAATCATCCAACCAAATCGGACAATTTATACCGCTGATTTTCTGAATCGAACGACAGATATCTACTCTGCCAAGGATTCTGTTTCCCTTGTTGGACATCGTTGTCAAAATAGACTTGCCGTCAATCATCGGAACGCAAACGGATTTATAGTTTCCGTTCTTGGCGGTTTCGAACAACTGCCAATTGACAATGCCAAACTTAGAATTGATTTCTTCCGATAATTCCTCATTTTTGGCTTTCTCCAGTTCTTTCAGCAAATCCAAGATTTTCTCTGCATCTGCCTTTTCCTGTTCTTTGTCAAATTTGGACTTTTTCAATTCTTCCAATCGGATTTCGTCTGATTCCGTATTAGCAGCAGAAATTTTTCTATCAACTTCTGCCAATTCAGAACGGATTCGTTCTTCTTCTGTTTTTAATTCCGCTTTGATGTCTTTGATATCCTGCATCTTCTTCATCGAATCTTCTCGATCAGAAATCTTTGATTCAATCTCTTTGTATTTGTCCGACTGCTTGACATCAATTGGCTTGATAGATTCCAATTCCTTCTCAACGGAATCGTATTCAGCAGTCAATTTTTCCGATTCCTCATTTTTCTTTTGAATATTTTCCTCAATGTTTTTCAAGAGGATTTTTGAATCCTCAATTGCTTTCTTTAAGGCATTTCCTCTTTCCACAATCTGTTTCAATTCATCCGCTTTGTGGCTTTCAAATTCTGCCCGCATTTCCTCTTTTTTCTCTTCCTGGTATTCTTGACCGCAATAAGAACAAACAAGGCTTGATTCGTCAAATTTCCGCTCATTTGCAATTTTCCATAACGTTGCCTGCTCGTCTTTCTTCCGCTTATTGTCCGCGATCAATTTTGTTTGGAGTGCCAAATCGCTACTCAATCTTGCCAATTCTCCCTTGCATCGCCCGATTTTTCCAAGAATTTCATCTTTTTTGTTCTCCAATCCGTTCTTTTTGGATGCAATTTCTGAATTTGCTTTCTGCTCCATGCTTGACAGTTCGAATTTCAGATTCATAACATCGTTGACCGCGTTCTCGAACCCCTCAATCAATTTATCGTTGTCTACCTGCACCTTGACATTCGCATCAAGTTTTGATTGCAAATCTTTTTTGAAAAGTTCAAAGTCGGAAACGTTGGTTTCCTGCTTGCTGGCGATATCTCTCTGTTTCTCTTCAATCTGCCCCTTTAATATAGGAAGAGATTCGTCAACGTCTTTCACTTTCTTCTGATTCATAGCCTTGATTTCCTCTGTGGTGTATTTTTCCAAAAGAGAAGAAAGTTCCTGCAATCCATCCGTTTTTTTAGCGATGTCAAAATCAGACGTAGAATCTGCCGTTTTAAATAAAAAATCTCTCATATCAGCCGGTTTCTGATTCAGAAATCCATTGATATTGGTTGACATTTTCAGCACGGACATATCAATACCAAGATATTCCTCAAACTCTTTCTTTGTCTTCGGAACATCGTTTATGTAGTATTCGTTATTGTCCTTGTAAGTAGTACCGTCTTTGGAATGCTTGCGTTTCTGCACTTTACGCATGGTAACTTCTTTTCCATCCACGTCAAGTACCAGTTCTACGGAAACGTCATTGTCCTCAACCGGATTTCCGTCAACCTCTCTGCGTACCTTTGGATTGCTTCTCAATTCGTAGTCGCAATCGAACAAGCACCACATAAAGGCATTGACAATTGATGACTTCCCCTTGCCGTTCTTTGCCAAAATTTTGGCAATCTTCGGAAAATCAAGCATTACCGTCATGTAGTACATGAAATTTTCCAGAATCATTCTTTTTAACTTAATTACCATCTTGCTTATCCTCCTTAACCTCTACAAATTTCCCATTCTCCAATCTGTAGAATGTATCTGCTTTAATTATTTCTCCGTCAACAAATTTCGTTTTTACGCATTTTGGAATCCGTCTATCTTTTTCAAAAGATTTTTCCCATTCAGAAAGAGTAATCCAACTTCCTTTCTTTGCTCTCACAATTGAATTGTGACCTAAGCAACATATGACCGAATCTTCTCCTTCTGACGTGATCTTTGCGGAATTTCCGGAACTGCCAATCTTTGCGGAATTTCCGGAACTGCCAATCTTTGCGTAATCTCCGGAACTGCCAATCTGTGCGGAATCTCCGGAACTGCCAATCACAGTTTCATCTTCTTCATCCGTTTGTTCAATTTTTGTCTTTTCAAGAATAAACTCAATACAAGCATTGACAAATCCGCTAAATGATAGTTTCGCACCAATTTTCAGTTTCTTAGTACAATATTTTTTATTATCATCTGTCAAGCATTTGTCCAAAGCCTCCACTTCTGCAAACTCGTTAAAACTTCCATCGGTATTAACTAAATCATAATGCTCAAGGACATCAAATGGATTTTCGCAAAAGTGCATTCCGCTTTTACAAATTTCGGCTGCTTCCTCTTCGAAAACTGTATTTTCCTTGTACTGCTTTCCTCTACAGACCAGTCCTTTATCAAAACCTTTAAAACCTTTCATTTTTCTCTCCTTTCCTAACGATATGTTCCGGGTTTACCACACACAAGACTTCCGTCCTGCTTTCTAACAATCGCTCCAATTTTGATAAGCGATTCGATCAATGCTGGAGAAATCGGTGTCGCTCCCTCTGCCTTGATTTCTTTTTCCTTACTCATGGTTTTCTCTCCTTTCGTCTTGCTCGTCATCATCGTCATGCTGAAACATTGACATTATCAGCGATACGATAACAATTCCTATAATCGTTACCGATACACCACACCAGAAAGGTGGAATGTACATAAGATCACTTCCTTTCCATATATACTTCTCTGTACTGGACACCGAATTTTTCGGCATCTGAATGTACGTCAAAGTATAGATCTATACTGTTTCCTTTTATCGCTCCGCCGCAATCCTCGGCGATAAACTCTCCAAGTCCTTTTATGCGGACTACCGATCCATAAGGTATAACCTTTGGATCTACCGCAATTGTTCTTCCCTGCCTTGGAACAACTCCAGTAGAAGTCATTCTTCCGTACTTGTCCGAACAATCGCAACACGGACAATATGCCGTAATTCTGTACGTTGTCCATTTCTTCCGAACAACTTTCTTTTTCTTGTGTGTCCTTTTCCTTTTTCGCTCAACATTTCTCGTCTCAACAGAGACTGTTTCAGTTTTTGGAATCTGAATTGTACCGATTCCGACTAAAACCTTTTCCTCTGCCATTTCTGGATTTTCCAACTCGATTTCTCGGAATCCCCATATGCAGAAAGAAAACAGAAACGTTATAGCGACTAACATGACTTTTCTGATAAAACCACCGCCTAAACACATAAACGCAATTGTGCGTTGGCATCTGTAATCTGTTCTGCTAATACCCTTGGTGGCTCGTAGCAATCAATAAATTCATGAACGTCTGCTATGTATCGTCTTTTGATACTCTTATAGGTAGAAACACAACCAAACTCTCTTTTTAACTGATTCCAGATATCAGAAAATGCTTTATTTCTAATGCTAGGGTCGTGGTAAGATTCGCTCTGTTTGCCACCAAGAATGTCAACAACTCTTCTTTTTACGTGTCTTTGGATATCCTCGATTTCGCAACCGTAAAGTGGCATATCGTTTTCCAAGGTATAAATCATTGTTTCCACCTTGTCCACACGTTCATTCAGTTCATCATTGCCCTGCGCCAGTAACTGGATTTTTTGAGCCGTTGTCATTGGCTTTCCATAAAATCCATTTTTTCTAATTGACGGAAGAACTTCTGATGTTATCCATTTTCTGAATTTCTTCGCATTCGTCTTGTCGCTTCTCAATATAACCGCATACAATCCGCTTTCTGTTATAAAATTCGTTTCTCCTGCACGCCCTAACTCAAACTTAGTGCGTTCATCGTCATCCAGCCTCTGTGCCACCTTTGACGGATTGCTGATTTCCAACGCTCTGCATATATCAATAAGACAAAACATCGGTTCGCCGTCTTTCATTACAGTACGAATTTCTCCAAATTCTTCATTTTTGAAGATTTCCAACTCGTTCATCTGAATCACTCCTTTCAAAAATTCAATCTAATTGGATTTATCTGGTACAAAAATAAAATCCATTGGCACACCGGAAATTTTACTCATTTCTCTCAATTGTGAAATACTAGGTTCGGTATTCCCTTTTTCCCAGTTTACAATCGTAGTATTCGAAACTCCGAGTGCTTTCGCCCATTGTTTCTGCGTCATCTTAGCATTTACTCTGACCGCTTCAAGAGAAATCTTTGGCATTTGTCATTCCCCCTTTCGTATATCTTGACCTTAGTATAATTCAATTCAATTGAATTGTCAATACCTAAAATTCAAAATAATTGAATTTTGTATTGAATTTTTTTAAATTATAGTGTATTATAGTTATTGAAAGGAGTGAAAGAAATGACAGATGATGAGCAGAAAGCCATATTTGCAAAGAATCTTCTTCATTATATGGAGATAAACCAAAAGCAGCAGACAGAAGTTGCAAAGGATTTAGGTTTTAACGCCACTACATTAAATATGTGGTGCAACGGGAAATCATTTCCTAGTACTGGCAAAATAAGAAAACTGGCTGATTATTTCGGAATTGGAATGTCTGATTTAACAGATAAAAGAAATTCCTCTGACGATAATAACATAAAGTATTCGGATGCTTGTATGAAAATTGGTTTAAATGATAAGAGGTTTAAGCAGATTATCATTGAGTATAATGAGATGCCTTTGGCAAGAAAGCAATTGCTTTGTGATTTCTTTGAAGAGTTTATCTTTTAAAAAAAGCGGGGTTATTTCCCCGCTTTTTCTTCATTAAATCCAGAAACAACAAATCCGCGTATCAGTATAAGAATTTGTTCATTCTGGATTTTGTTTACAGTTTCAATTATTTCTTCCTTTAATTCTTCGTTTTCATTTCCCATGTTGCCCTCCTTACGATAAGACAATTATAGAACATTTGTTCGTAATTGTCAATCATAAATTTGCAAGATTGATTGTTTCCCCTTAGTTTTAAAGTGAGGGGCAGAGTTACGCAATGAACTCTTACCCCTCGCCAGAACTTGAATTGTCTCGTTTGAGACAATTTTATCTTACACCTTTTAGCGCAAACAAGCAATCTTTTTTCATCGCAAGTTCGGTCAATTTTCGACACCAATGTCTTTTTTGAATTGTTTCCACATTTTGTTATCTTTTCCAATCATAGGATGAGGGCAATCCTTACCGTTTACATCCCAATGTCTGATAACGGTTTTGGCGTTTGGACAGTATCTTTTGATGTACTTAATCAACTTTTTAACTGCTTTTGCCTGTTCCGCGGTATAACCTTTTGTTGCGTCGCACAATTCTATTGAAACAGAGTTTGCATTTGTACATTCCTTGTAATACTTCCCTGCTCCTTTGTCTTTGCTGTAAAATCCACCAACACTCCATGCAATCTGATTCATTGGAATTGATTTTACCGCTTTACCTTTTTTCCCAACAAAAAAATGTGCGCCAACGCCATTTCTTGCTCCTGTCTGCTCTTTTTGGAAAAATTTAGCATTATCCAATGCCGTATCTCCATTGTTTCCAGTATAATGAATAACAATAAAGAAAATACTTTTTCTGTCTCTCTTTCCGTGCATACAAGACTTATTCGCTAACAGTTTTTTCATCTTCTTCTACCTCCTGTTCCTGTTCTTTCAGCAATGTTTCGTACTTTTCCTTGTAAGCCATCGCCGTAAATTCGGTTTGAGCAAGTCGAACTTTCAGTTCCTTGACCTCGTTTGCCAACTTATCAACGATGTAATCTGCCATTGTAATTTCTTTGTTTTCCATTTTTCTAACCTCCTAAGATTTTATAATTTATCTCAAAACCAACGCCCTATAAAAATTGCGCTGGTTACTGAATTTACGGGAAGTGTGGCACCAGAATGCGTAGCCCAAAAAATACATCTGCTATATCCAGTTTTGCTGACGCCATCAAAACTGACATTTACAAATGGTGCTGACGTGTCAGGAACGCCGATTCCAGTAATAACCATCGGTGTATCTACAAATGCTAATGGGAAAGTTCTACCGTCTCTAGATTTGTAATACACCCCTTCTTTGTTGCTTATATCTGTAAGTGAAGTTACATTCCCCATTTTACTTCGATACTCAATAACAAGTCTTCCGTCTCGGTATTTTTTACAAGTAAAATTTCCACTTGTTGTCACTTCGCAACCGATTATTTCATATCCATTTTCAGAAGCATTGTCTTTATTAACAAACAATATCGTCTTTCCATTCGGTTTAAAGTTAATCGAGGCAGGAGAGATAAGAAGCCTTTCTCCCACAGCCGTGTCCCATATCCGTAAGTTTCCATAAGTGTTATCAAGGAAATATCTCACGGTGCCACCTTGTGCATCGTCTAATCCGATTAAACCATTTGATATGACCGTTTTACCTTTTGAACCGTTGTTTTTTATAGTAAGTGACTTTACTGTCGTTGGAACGTTGATTGTGCATGATGGCTCTATCGTAAACTCTCCACTTGAAGTAATCTTGGAATACCCCGAATCAATCTCAAATGCTATTCTACTTCCATTATATGGTGTTCCAGAATTTACCCCAAAGGCAAGGCTTCTTGTTGACAACCCCATAAATTTATCATAGTAATCATTTCCATGGTTTAAACTTTCAAGACGTACACCGTCAAATCCAAAAAAGGCTTTGTTTATTTCAGCGTTATTGACTGTACAAGTCAACGACAAGAAATCTTCTTCTTGATTAAATTTGGAATTTATTTCTGCCTTGTGGTAATATGTTGCAGCGGAATTTTCCGGAGTATATTCCGAATTTGCTATCAGTTTTTGGTCTTGCAATGTAAAGCCTGCAATTTCTCCGATTTCCGCGTACATATATCCGTCATATGTTACATACCACTCATGTTCAGTATTATACGGAGATGATATTTTGTACTTTCCTGCCTCAATGGCGATTACTCCACCATTTTTCCCTGTAATTGACTTGGCTGTATTCAAGTCAACTTTGTATTGGTAGCCGTCTTCATCATAAAAACCAGTAAGGCAATCATCAAAAATTCCAAATCCACCAATTGTACCTCTATCTGCCGACACCGAAGCACCAACCAATGTAGCACCTCTTATTATTCCAGTTGCCGTAATGTCTTGGGCGAAAATCTTTGTAATAACCGCACTGTCAGCAAAGATATTATCTACATCCAACTCATTGGCAGTAATCGACGATGCCACAATCTTGTCTGCATTGATAGTGCGGTCTGTAAGTACGTAGCCGTCAAGAGTATCTACCGTTGTACTTGTCAGTTCTCCAAGATTATTCAGAGCATACAATAATCCATCCTCTGAGCCTTTAAGAAGTATTCTGTCAGCGACCAACGTTCCTGCCGTGATTTTGTTAGCATTGACCTCTACACTATCTAAAAATCCAGTAACGTGTCCATCTACGATTGTTGCCCTGTCAATCAGACCAACGTTAGCAAAAAATGTACCGACATTTGCCACATCAATATTGGAAAGTTCAATGTTTGCATACTTCAAATCTGCGGTATCTGCGTTTAAATAACCTAAGTCTGCCACTTTAGCACTAAGGTTATTTGTCGTTATTGCGATTGTTTCCAGGTTGTCAATCTTTCCATCTACGACTTCCAATGAAGCAATCGTTGCATACTTGATATCCGCTTCATCCGCAGTCAGATATCCAATGTCCGCAATTGATGATTTAAGATTTTCGATGTATGCTTTATCTGCTGTCAAATCTTTGATAAAAGAACTATCAACCTTTGCAAATCCAATCGTTGCATCTTTGATTTTAGCCCCGGTCAAAGTGGCATCCTTAATCTTTGAGTTTTCAATTTCTCCATCTTTGATCTTGGAGTTTGTGATTGACGAGTTGGAAATTTTACTTTCCGTTATCGCACTATCCTCAATCTTGCTACCATCAATGCTGGATTCCATTATGTGATTTCCTCGGATAGTTCCATCTACAATAAGGGCACCGGTAATTGTTGCCGCCTTTATTTTGGACCCGGTAATTGTTCCCTCTTCTATATTAGACCCTTTTATTGTCGAATCAGCAATAAGAGATCCGGTAATTGTTGAATCTTTTATTTTCGATCCATCAATTGTACCATCCTTGAATATGCTACCTCTAATCGTGCTATCTTCAATATTACTAAAAGTAATATTGGCATAATTCAATTCAAGGCTTGTTTGTCTACCTTCTTGTGCCGCCGCCGCAGATGCCTGCGTTGAAACCTCTGTAGAATAACTTCCGTTGGATTCTATGTTGCAATTGCACGATATATTTGTAGTAAATCCACCATCCCACTCGTAGGAAATCTCCCCGCATAAAACATCTATTGGATTATCTAACTCCGGCACCTTTACCTTTATAAGATTTCCCGGTGCAATATTCCATCCAAAATCAATTCCAACAAACGTCATATCGCACGTACGATACATCAAATCGCCTTGTCTAAGACAAGCAGAAGCACGACCGCCCGGTTTTTCGTTCAAATTATATCCAAAACCATCACTTGTCCAACCAATCCAATCGCAAGTAACTGTGTAATTATACGGTGTTTTACCAGTCATTGACGACTGTGAAGCAAGCAATGTATTTGATACCTTGTCTTCATCCAGATAATTTTGTGTCCAGATATCATCACCCGGTGGGTCTGTCTCTTTTCTGTAGTAAATGCCAAGGACATATTTATTAAACAACAATGAAATAGTTTTAATAGCATATACTTCTTTTGAGTATTTGTAATTTCCGTCAAGATAATCTGGCAAAATATAACGATCCGAATTTAAAGAATACGTTTTTTGCTTGATAACGATTTTATTGTTTATATCTTCGTATACATTTCCACCAAACAATATCGCAATTCCTGCCAAAGCAGTTTTTACAGATACTCCAGTTTTACATCCAGACGCAGGATCCATAAGGGTTTTTGCATCTTTAATAAAATTTGCTGATTTTGACAAAAATTCTGATTTTTCAGTTCCTATCGAATCCAATTCGCTTTTAAAGACAACAACTTTTCCGGTTATTTCCTCTATTTTTTTAATGATTGTATCAAAATTATAATTAGGTTTTGCCTCTGCAAAAACGATTTCTGTATTGGCATACTGTGCAAGTGTACTTTCCAAAGAAACAGAAAGTTTATCGCCACTCATAACTGGAGTTTCTGTTACGACGAATTGACCGAAACTAATCCATGCACCTTGATACTGAAAAAATATCTCGATATTTAATCCTTTAGAAATTCCATCTAAGTAATTCATGGTTATACTTGCGTTCTTTATATACACGTTTCCAATGCCAAAAACACTTCCATCGTAGCATCCATTGGAAATTTTAATAGAATCAATCTGTAATTCCTCGTTGGTATATTCAATCTTTCCAATTTTTACTTTAACGTCCACATACTCCGTAGTCATAGGTATACTTGTCATTGTTCCACCGCCTCAAATGATATTGACTGATTCAACATTTTTCCGTTGATAAATCCGTATTGTTGCAAAGAATAGTTATTGAAATAAACTGTTATCGTTTCCCATTCCCCAAACTCATTCGTGAATCCCAGTTTGTGGAATGCTGTTTTGTCGCACGTTTTGCTCTTAATCAATTTTAATTCCGCTACTGTGATATTTGGTGGAAACGACATTTTTATGCTGACCTTGTTATCCACAACCGTTCCTTGTGCTTTCGCCGTAGATGTTCGGCGAAAGTTTGAACTCTGTACTTGATTTCTTTTAATATCCACACCGCTAGCGGATGGACAAGCAATTTTCTGTCCGTCAATCTCCGGAACTCTATATGCCATGTCTTTTCCCCCTTTTTGCAATAAAATAGCACCTACCAAATAAGATAGGTGCCATTGTTTATGCCAACTTCCATCCGGAACCTCGGCTTCGTGTAATCTGTTCGGCTTTTCCCATGATTGTTGTCGTGAGTTTTGTTCCGTCCAGATATACATCTCCTGTCTGCTGGCTTTGATTTTCTGATACTGCCTGCGATACCGCCGCATAGATAGCCGGTGCAAGCGTGTTTGTAATTGCTTGTGCAAATCCAGTAGTAATCTGGTCGTTATTAGCAACCGCGGTTTTGCCGTTATTGAATTTTCCGACAAGTTCTCCATGGTTTGCCATGAAAAGTCCATCTTCCGGGAATCCACCTGTACTGTACGTTGGAAGTTTTGATGCAAAATCCGAAAGTTTGGATAGTCCGCTTGTTTTTAATGCCCTTTCGTATGGTTTTCCCATATTTTTAGGGCTAAGATTATCCAGTATCTTTTTTTGCTCTTTCGTAATTCCAAACTGTATTGGTGCCTTAATTGGCGATAACTTTACTTTGGAAACTGCATCTTTAATTCTTTTTTGTAAGTTTGATGTATTAACATTTGTACTAACATTTACAGACTTGCTTTGTAGTTTATCAATTACATTTTTAACTTTATCTATAGAATCCGTTCCGCTTGTTTTAGCGGTAACAGAAACTTCTTTTGATGTAAGTTTTCCAATTGCGGCATTAAGTTCGTCAACGGATTTATAATTTCCGTCAACAACGTCTTTATATGCTTTCCATGTTATCTCGCCATTGTCAAGTTTGTCTTGAAGTGTTTTTAACGCATTTTTTGAAGATTGCGTTTCGACACCAAGGTTTTTCATAGTTTTCTTTAAACTATCTGATGCCTTTTGGTAATCGCTAGTCTTTACTTTGGCATTATCCATGACATTATTGTTTTTACTAATCTGTGCGTTAATATCGGACTCTGCTTTTTCCAAAGTATTTACTTCCGCTCTTGCCGCATTTACTTTTGTAGCATATCTTCCAAGTATTTTGACTTGTGCTTGATATTCTGCGCTATTTACTCCAGAACGTTTTTTAACGTTGTTTGCAACTTCCTGTGCCGCCGCAAGTTCTTTTGTATATTTTGCAAGTTTTGCCTGTGCTTCGGAAAGTTTATTTCCAGTTTCCTGCTTTTTCTCGTAAAGTTCCACAGAAGAATTGTATGCCGCCTGCGCTTTAGCAGCTCTGTCAAGATTGGAAATCAGACCGTTCAACTCATCTTTGTTACCTTTGAATGCCCCTGTCTGCTTATCAATATTCTTTGATAACCCAGGAATTTCATCGGATAACTGTTTTGAGTATTCTTTCATTACGGCAATATCAGATGCAGTAGGGTTTGTCTTTTGGCTTAACTCATAGTATCTATTGGCTAATTCCTTTATGTTTTTCCCGTTTTCCAAATTGCCAGAATTATTGATTTCCTTTATATCTTTATTTATTTCATCTGTATACTCTTTTGTCTTTTGTAAATCCTCATTTGCTTTTTGTGCGTTTATATCTAACTTTGCCGGTACTTTGATTTCGTAATCTCCGGTGTAATTGTAGGCATCTATCGCTTCGCTGATTCTGTCTCCAATCATTAAACCTGCGCCGATGGCTGCTCCAACTGCCAACAATACCGGCGCCGCCGCGGCTATTCCTGTGGCACTCAATCCGCTTAATCCACTTGTAATTGCTCCACTTATTTTTGCTCCAAGCGAAACAATCGCAGTTTTGGCAAATGTGATTTTAGACAAAATAAATGTTCCAATTTTGCTTGCGGCAAACGAAGTAGCAATTTTAGTTTTAAGGCTTTTTGCCATAGTTAAAGCAACTTCTCCCATCTTTTCTGTCGCCGCTTGCTTTAAACCTGCAAAGAAACCGGTTTTACCAAACAATCCTTTTATTGTTTTTGCCGCAAAAATCACACCAAAAACGGTACTTAATGCGCCAATCACACCGGCTGGATCTTCTTTCAATGCAGAAATTGCAATCGTCATAATGCTATTAAACGCATTTCCGATTGTTTTTCCAACGGAAGACCAAATTCCAACCCAGTCGATACTTCCAAGGAATTGACCGATAGATTTACCAACTTTCTCCCAATTCACACCGGAAAGTGCCTTATTGATTGATGTAAGAATACCTTTCACACTATCAGAAAGAGTTTTACCAAGTTCCTGCCATCCAGTTAAGCCGGTATTATTTCTTACCTCTCCCATTTCTTCAAAGAATCCGTTGATTCCATCTGCTATCTTTTGTCCAAGACCACTAAAATCAAAATTTGTAACCAAGCCAAAAGCAAATTGAATCATTCCACGGACTTTAGCACCAAGAGTTTTTCCGGCAAGTGTCATGTCCGCATTTTGAAGTGCTGAATTGATTCCAGTCGCTACAGATACGCCAAGACCAAGCCAGTCGAATGTAGTTCTGAACGTGTATAATGCCCCCATAGCAGTGTTGAATCCATTGGCCAACGTTTTCCCAACACTCTCCCAGTTAATGCCTTGTACCATGCCATTAAGGAACGTAGCAAGGGATTTAGCAAGTTTATTTGTGGTTGTCTGAATTTTACCCCACGGGATACTGTCAAGCCCGCTTGTCAGCCATGAACCAACGGCTTTTCCAAGACTGGTATAATCGCCGCCTTTTTTCCAACCGCCTAAAATGGCTTTTTTTAATTTAGCCGCTAACTCAACCGCCTTATTTTTGTTACTCTTAAAGGCTTTATCCCATATGCTTTCATATCCTTTAACTGCCTTATTGATATCTTCCGATAAATCAATTCCAGCACCTCTACCGTTTTTCTTTCCGGAAGATGAGCCATCGTCTTTGTTATTTGCCTGCAATTTATTGACGATATCAAATCCCTGTAAGTTATCATTAAGTTTTTTCTGCTTTTTGCTTGCTTTATCAGCGGCATCTCCATAATCATCCAATCCGTCAATTGCATCGCTATAATCTGGTGTAGCCATTGATGTATCGTCATATAATTTTGCTCCGGTCAACTTAGCAACCCACTGTGCGAACTCCTGCAAAACCATAACTACGGCATTCAGATATGGATATAATTTTTGAACTACCGGCAAAAATATTTGACCTATGGTTCTACTCAAATTTTTCAATCCAGCCTGCAACATTCTTACCTGGTTTGCGGGTTGATTGATTGTTCTAGCCAAATCTCCATATGCAACTTTTGATTGTTCCAACATAGTTAAAACACGTAATTGCATTTTTTCTTGCTGGCTCATGCTTGAAACACTTGCGCTAATTCCATGCGCTAATGCCGTTTGTGCCAAGCCTGCTTTCGTAGTGTCGATTCCATACTGGTATAATGCCCTTGATTGTCCAATCAATCCACTTTGGAAATTATTCATTACGTCTGACAAGTCTTTATTAGACAATGACGACCAATCCGCTGACAACATACTCAATGCCTTTGACGTGGCAATAGAAGTTTCTCCAAGCATTCCGGCAGAGTTTGTAATCTGCGAAATTGCCGCATTGTAATTCATTACCTCGGTCAAATCTAAACCAAGATTATGTTGCATATTGCTTGTCGCTTCTCCGGTGTCGTAATCAACGTTGAACCCGGTCATTTGAGTTTGTAATTTAGCAAATCTTGTACGGAAACTATCTGCATATGCTTCTGCTGAATCATAACCGGCTTTTTTAAACTGTCTCGCACTATCTTTTCCAACTTTATCCAATGCAACTGAAAAATAGTTAAATTCCTCGATGTAGTCCTGCATTGAGCCGATTGCACCGCCAAGTGCCTTAACACCTCGAATCACCATGAAAAATTTAGCATAAAACATTCCAATGCTTGATGCTATGTTTTTGGATTCCTTGTTGAATCCTAGCATTCTCGTGACTACATTTTTGAAGCCATTACCGAGCCTTGACAAAACATTAGTGGTATTCCCACCGCTAAAAGATATGCTATTCAACGCACTCCCGGCTCTACTTCCGGCACTGGCAATATTTCCAATTGCCGTAAGCAACTGCGTTGTACCTTGCGATACTTGCGGTGCATTCTGCATCGAAACCATAAAATCTTTTACCTTTTTAGCAAGGTAATCCAGATTATCAGCCGTCTGTTTCGTTCTTGTTCCAGCACTAGCCAATCTAGCAATAGCATTTGTCAATTCAGATGTTTCTTTACTTACAACCGGTGCCCTTGACATCGACACCATAAAACTGCTCAGTTCTTTGCTAAGAAGCGGAAGTCCACTTGCCGATGCACTCGTTTTTGAACCTGCATTTGCCAATCTGCTGATTGCATTTACAAAACTAGCCGTTTTTGGTGCAACTTCTCCAGCGGAAGACAATGTAGTCATCATTTGGGCGATTCCATTTCCAAGGCTTATAATTCCTTGCGTGTTTACACCGCCTTGAATTGATGATGTAAGCCTTGCCACCGCACTTACCATGCTATTTACATTTTTGTTATTAAAATTGACACTTCCAATGGTTTTAATCCCTTGCGCCATTGGATTTAAAGCATTCGACACCGCCGCCAATTTCTGGCCGTCAAGAGTTTCAAATTTCTGCAAACCCTTTACAGTTTTAGTGAAATCTGGCATCTTCGTGTCTCTCATGCCTTTCATTCCAGCAGAAAGCATATTTAATCCGCTCGAAAATTTTGTCAATCCTTTTGAATCGACACTTGCTAACTGTTTAGATAAATTACCTAGTTTTGAGCATAGAACGTCAATCTCTTTATTGGCTTGTTTGGCTTTCGCTTGAATTTCAACTTCCAAACTATCTACTACAGCCATCCGTACACCACCAACTTTCCTTATATAATAAAAAAGAGGGCGACCGGACTTTTAATCCTTGTCGCCCTTTTTCTGCTTCATCTTTTTTAACTTTTGCTCGTTTTCAAAATTTTTCTGCATTCCAAGAAGCATCTGTAAAAACTCGTCTCGTTGTTTCTGGAGATCTCGTTCTCTCTTCGCTTCTCTTTCTTCTTCCGTAGCCAAAAGCGGTAAATCTATGTACTCTTCTTTTGATTTCTTGCCATTAAAAGCAATATCTATCGCAACAATAAATGCAGATATTGCATAATTTCCGAACCAATTCCACATACTCTCATCGTCTATTTTTTTCTTTAAGCGATGACCTTCAAGACAATATTTTAATTTCTTCGGTGTCAAATGCAGAAATTCATCTATATGGATTCCAATGGCAAATGCTTGTGGGAAATATTCTTCCCATATTATTTTGTGGAAGTCTGTTTCTTTTTGTGATCCTGCGGAGTTTTTACTTCTTTCTTGTTCTGTTTCTGTTCTTCCGCTTCGATGTTCGTTTCCATGTCTTCCAGCATCTTCGTTATTCCGCTCAAGCCGAAAAAATCGTCTTCCTCCATACATTCTTTGATTTCCTCAAACAATGCGGCATAGTTCAATTTATTTTCTTTCATGTAGGCTTTCATAAGTTCTTTTGATTCTTTTGCATCCGTTGATTGATGCTCCTGCAATCCGGCGTGAAAAGCAACCACACAAGTCTTTGGAACGTCTCCTACCATGTCGGATGTACTTTCCATATACAACTCCAATTCTGTTTTTGCTGTTTCGGCACGTGCCAAGATATGTCCACCAGATGCCAACATGAACATACGTTTTACGCATTCCTCAATCTCTGCTGCTTCAAATGTAAATTCTAATATGTATTCTTTTCCTGCAATTTTAATTTTTTTCATATCGTTTTCAACCTTTCCCTTTCTTCCCATCTTTTTAATGGGAAAGGGGCAGTCCTAAGACCGCCCTTTCTTTGCTAAATCAATGTTTCTTCAAGTTCTGGCTCGGCTGTATCTTCATCGTACAAGCCAGT